TCATTGACCGAGAACTTCTTGCACCTGCAGGATATAACAAATCCAATAACGAAATACGTTTCTGGAATGGTAGTCGTATTCAAGGATTCCCCGCAATTGAACCAGACCGACTTCGAGGCGTTCAATTCCACAGGATTGGTTTAGACGAGTTGGCAAGTTATCGTTATCGGGAAACGTTTGATAATATTCAGTTGGCGTTACGTTTGGGTGAGAATCCAAAGATGGTTATTACAACTACGCCAAGACCTATTCCCTTGATTAAAGAATTGGTACAACGTAAGGACGTTCAGGTTATCCGTGGGTCGACGTTTGAAAATATTGATAACCTTGCGCCAAGCGCAATTGCAATGTTGGAAGAACGATACAAAGGCACAAGGATTGGACGTCAGGAATTGTTTGGTGAAATATTGGAAGATGTCGAGGGTGCGTTATTTCATTACGACGATATTAACGAGGAACGGGTTGAACAAGCGCCGAAGGATTTACAAAGAATCGTGGTTGCGATTGACCCTGCGGTAACTTCCAACAAGGAAAGTAATGAAACGGGTATCGTTGTTTGTGCGAGGGACGACCAAAATAATTTTTATGTCTTGGACGACCAGTCAGGAGTGTATACCCCTGACCAATGGATTAAAAAAGCTATCGCCTTGTGTAATCATTACAATGCAGATAGAATAATCGCAGAGGCAAACCAAGGGGGAGATTTAATTGAAAGATTATTGCGAACCCAAGACGAACTCGTTCCGTATTCGAGTGTACGTGCCACGAAAGGCAAGTACACGAGGGCAGAACCGATAGCGAGTTTGTTTGAACAAAGGCGAGTTAAGTTTGTGGGGTATCATAAATTGCTAGAAGAACAGTTGTTGCAATTTACTGGAAAAGATATAGTTAGTCCAGATAGGGTTGACGCACTCGTGTGGGGACTGACTTCCTTATCCGCGAATAGTGGCAGAGCTGTTTTCAAAATTAGTTGAGGGTTGAATGGGTATATTGGATAAATTTCTTGGTAAGGTTGATAAACCTGAAAAGAAAAAAGAAGCACCAAAAATAATGATAAATAAACTAAGTGCATATGGAATTAAGAACGATAAAAAATATATTCAACGAGCCAAGGAAGGTTACGAATCAAATGCAATTGTTCACCGTTGTATACAACTGATTGCAAATTCTGCATCGGCGGTTGACTTGGATATATTGGCAGATGATACCAAACTTGATAACCACGAATTAATATCGCTATTGAAACGACCAAACCCACAACAATCAGGCGTGGAATTCTTTTCATCGCTGTATAGTTTTTTATTAATATCTGGTAACAGTTATATTTTGCGGGATACGGATGCGGTTCGACCACCGAAGGAATTATATTTATTACGTCCTGACAGAATCAATATCATTCCAAGTATGACCAGTATTCCTAAAAGTTATGAATACTCTATCGGTGGACAAGTAGTTTCTGAATATGCTGTTGACCAAGTATCAGGATTCAGTCAGGTGAAGCAGATTAAACTTTGGTCGCCTACTGACGATTACTACGGTCTATCGCCTATACAGGCGAGTGCCTACAATATCGACCAACATAACTTAGCGGGGATTCATAACGTATCGTTATTAAAAAACGGTGCAACGCCATCTGGTATGTTGCAATTCCAACCAACGGACGAAACAGGACAATCCACAATGCTGACCGACGAACAGCGCAGTCAGTTATTGCACGATTTAGAAAATCGTTTCCAAGGTACGGCAAACTCAGGACGACCTATGTTATTGGAAGGACAGTTCGCCTACACTCAAATGGGATTATCGCCCAAGGACATGGATTTTCTCCAATTGCTAAATTTATCGGCGAGGGAGATTGCCTTATGCTTTGGTGTCCCTGCACAATTGATTGGTATTCCAGAAGCGAATACTTATTCCAATATGGAAACTGCTAAACTGGCGTTATATGAAGAAACAATTATACCGCTCTTGAAGCGTGTTGAATCTGATTTAAACGAATATCTATCTCCGTTGTATGACGGCAAGATTCATTTACGTTATGACTTGGATTCCATACCTGCTATGAGTGAGAAAAGAAAACAGATTTATGAAAACGTGCAGGGTGCAGTTACCGCAGGAATCATAACAAGGAACGAGGCAAGGGAACGTCTTGGTTTAGAAAAGATTGATGGCGCTGACGAATTATATATCCCTGCTAATCTATTCCCGATAGGTGAAACTGTGGAATCGCCAGAGGAGGGCGATGCGGATGCCAACGAAAAAGATTATGACTTTATGTATGGAACAAAGGCAGAAACTTCCAAAGACGTTTTTACGACCGAAGCAGAGGCAAGGGCAAGGGCAAAAGAAATTGGGTGCGTTGGTACGCATACCCATAAAGACAAAGACGGTAATACCGTTTACATGCCTTGCAGGAATCACCAAGACTATATTAACAATTTATCGCAAGGCGAGGCAGAACAATATCAAGCTAAACAAACTAACTTTCCAAAACGTGGTGACGATAAAGCGATCAGTTTACGTAATTCCGAATACGACGTATTCGACCCTGAGTTTGCAGAGAATATTAGAAAGGCGCATCCAGATATTTGGAAAGCTGGTGGCAATATTGAAGGCAATCGTTCGTATCGATTGCTACAGGATTTTCGAGCTGGTTCGAGGTCAGATACCGTCTTGCAAAAGGTCAAGGAAAGGGAAGCGTGGAGTGCAAGACATTTCAGGGACGGGCAAGGATTCGCATCTGGCTCTCGTTCCCCGAATCTTTCCAACGTTGCTGGGGTCGTTGCACAAATGAAATGGTTGACGGTTGGAACGCTGGGTCAACAAGGTATGAAAGACGTAATTATGGAATTGGTGAAAAAGCTGGAAGGAAGGCAGAAATCCATTTCAGATTCCGGGTGTGAAGAAAAATATATGAAACCCAAAAAGAAAAAACCAAAGAAGAAGGAAGAAGAAGAAGATAAACAAAAGAAACCACAGGTCGCTGATAAAACACCAATATCGGGTGCGGTCAGGAAAGGTATTCAGGCAAAGGTCGATGAACATAACGACAAACACGGTGACAAGAAAGGCAAACGAGTAACGTTTGCCCAAGCTGAAAAGGTATTCCGTCGTGGAGTAGGTGCATACAAAACTTCGCCTTCAAGTATCCGTAGCGGGGTACGGTCACCAGAACAGTGGGCATATGCCAGATTGAATAGCTGGTTATTTGCGGTCAGGACAGGTCGATTCCAAGGCGGAAAGTTCGATATGGACTTATTACCCAAAGACCACCCATTATCCACAAAAAAATAGCTCCTTATTCGTCCATATGGCGACGTTTGACCTGCAAGTGGTATATTGATATCACCGTACTTTCAACGTTCTACGGGTTTACAGCGTAATACATTTATGTTTGTATTACATAAAGGAACGAGGGGAGAATAATGAATTTTCATTTTGGAAAGAAATCGAGAGAATATCTCGATACGGTTGACCCGCAACTGCGTTTAGTTGCATTGAAGGCATTGGAATTGACACCGATAGATTTTGGTATCACCGAAGGCATTCGTTCCAATCAACGACAAAGAGAATTGGTGGAACAGGGTAAATCCAAAACCTTAAAATCAAAACATTTAGAAGGAAAAGCAATCGATATTGTTTGTTATGTTTCTGGGCGAGTAACTTGGGAACTGCAATATTATCAGATTGTGGCGAACGCCTTTGGTATTGCAAGTCATCAACTGGGTATCAATATTCGGTGGGGCGGTTCGTGGATTGTAAATGACTTCTCCCTTAATCCCCATAATAAATTTATCGATGCGGTTCACTATGAATTGGCAGAATAACAAGGAGAAAAGATATGGCAAAGATTGGACGACAAGGCGAAGGCGGTGGAAACTTTTCAAAAGCAGGGAAAGTACAAAGGGACGATATGGGAAATATATTATTCTGCCCACATTGTAAATCTACGCATTTGATTAAAGCTGGGACGGACGGTTCATACGGCGCACCCGAAAGATACAAATGTAAATCGTGTGGCAAGAAAACCGTGCATCCGATTGTTGGAAAGGAAGAATTTATTGTTGAAAATCCTTTTACCGAAGATGAAATGTCAACGGAAGAATTACTAGACCAAAGAATCCGTGCGTTTAACTATCGGGAAAAGCTGGATAAATCTCAGCAATTTTTAAATATCAAAGTCAAAGACCCGAAGCCAATTGGTATTTATTTCCAAGGCGACCCGCACGTTGATGACGACGGGTGCGATTTACCTTTGTTAATAAAACATATGGATATCGTTAATAAAACCGAAGGATTGTTTTCCGCATCCGTTGGTGATTTATCAAACAACTGGGCAAGGCGTACTAAGCTGGAAGGGTTATGGTCGAAACAATCCAGCACCGCCCAGCAAGGTTGGCAGTTGGTGGAATGGTTGGTTGGCTATACCGATTATATTTTTATCGTTGCGGGAAACCACGATATGTGGTCAGGACACGGCGACCCCGTAAAATGGATGATGAAACCTTTGAAGACTACGTACTCGCCACATTCAATCCGAGTAAATTTAAAACTGCCAAAACACGAGGTCAGGATAAACTGCGCCCACGAATTCAGGGGAAACTCGATTTATAATACCTCGCACGGTATTGTCCGCCACGCAATTTTCAACGCCCGTGACCATATTTTGGTCGCTGGGCATAAACATATATCTGGCTATATGCCTATGAAAGATGCCCATAACGGAATCGTTATGCATTGTTTGCAGGTAGGTTCTTATAAAAAATATGACGACTACGCCAAAGAATTAAATCTGCCAAATAAGATGATGTCCCCTTGTGGTGTTGCCGTAATTAATACAAACTTAGATGAAACGCACGGCGACTTTATCAAGGTATTTTGGGAGGTTGATGAAGGCGCAGATTATTTAACGCATCTAAGGAGAAAAACAAAATGAACAAAGATTATCCTGTAATGGTGGTAACGTGGCTTGACCATACAGCAGAAGCGGGGTGGGTGGATAACATAGAAAAGTCTACGCCAGAGGAAGCTATATCAATTGGTTGGTTGATTCAGGAAGATAAAGATTGTTTGAAATTAGCCAATACGCTAACGAAAGAATCAGGTATCGGTGGTGTATCTGTTATACTTAAATCTTGTATAACTGAAATGTGGACGTTAGATTTTGATAACGCCATAGAGATTGATGAAGAAGAAGATAAAAGAACATTACAGTAACGTTGCAAACCTTGGTTGTATCGCCTGTCGTAAAATGGGTTATTACGATACCCCTGCAGAAATTCATCATATCCAAGAAAAATATATGCTTGGTAAAAAGGCGAATTGGGATCAGGTTATTCCGCTATGCCCAGCGCACCACAGAACGACAGATTATTCATTCCATTTCTCACCCAAGCGATTCACCGAACAATTCGGAACGCAGACAGAATTGCTGGAAGAAACGAGGGCGTTATTGTGCAAAGGATAAGTATTTCCAAGGTGTATCGCCAACGATTAAGATTGTATCGTTCGCTAACCAAAAACTTACAGGCGAAAATAAAAAAGTATTTTCGCCAACAAACTAGAAAGTTTGCTAACGATTATAAATTACGTCAGGCAATCAGCGAGGATTTTATTCCTGAGTTTGCGGTGGGTTTATCAACTATTTTATCGAACCATATTCGAATGACGGTTAACAATGCCGATAGCGCAATCCAACGAATTCGAACCAAGCTTGAAGATACCGAATTGATTGCGATAACCGACCAGTATTTAGCGGGGACAACTGCAATGCACGTTACCCAAATATCCGAAACCACAAGGGCGTTGATTGTTGCCGAGGTTGCTCGATTGAAAGATAAAGGTTTTACCTTAGACCAGATTACCAAGGGCATATTAAATACTGCAGGGGGCGGTGCGTTTTCAATCGCTCGTGCGAATATGATTGCCAGAACCGAAACTCACCAAGCGTTGAATTATGCCAACCACGAAATATCTAAAAAATTGGGATTAGAAAAAAAACAATGGCAGAACGTTGGCGACCTGCGTGTTCGAGATTGGCATCGGTCATCTTTTGTCCAAGGACAAACACAAAATATCGAAGACCCGTTTATTGTTCCAGCGCCTGTTGCAGGTGGGACGATTATCAATGACCAGTTAATGTTTTGCGGTGACCCGAACGGATTACCAGCAAATGTTATCAATTGCCGTTGTTTTACCGTAGAATTCGCAAAAGACGACGTAATCGAAAAATAGAAGGGGTCTAATTTCGCCATATGGGCGTTTAAAATCTTTTCTGGTATGTTGATACCTCCTGAATATTGTTTGTGTTTAACGTTTGATTGTGATAGCGTTGATTAAAATTTCATATCGATATGGGGTGGCAATGACAAATGATTTTGATTTCTTGGATTTACAATGCGAGTATAAACGAATTGAAACTGACGAGGACGGCAGTTTCGAAGGTTACGCATCCGTATTTGGTAACAAAGATTTAGGGAACGACGTAATCCGCAAGGGTGCGTTTGCAAAATCAATTGGTAGTAAAAAACCCAAACAAATAAAATTGTTATATCAACACAAAACCGAAGAACCAATCGGCGTTATTGATTCCGTTATGGAAGATAACAAAGGATTAAAGGTCGCTGGGCGTTTAGCTATGAATACCCAGAAAGGTAAGGAAGTATATGAATTGATGAAAATGGGTGCGTTGGATTCTATGTCTATCGGGTATAAGTTAGCGCCTGAAGGATATAAATACGACGAACGCCAAAAGAAAAGAGTTATATCGGAAGTTGATTTAATGGAAGTATCAATGGTCACCTTCCCAATGAATCCAAAGGCAAAGATAACTAAGGTTAAACTTGCCGAGATGGACGTTAGAGAGATAGAACATTACCTGCGTGATGTTGGTCAATTATCTACCTCGGTCGCCAAACAAACGGCGACAATTTTATATAAGTCTTATCATCCAGAAAATTCTCGTGACGAGAACGAACTAGATGTCAAAGATGAATTAACCAAACTAATTAATTTAATCAGGAGGTCGTAATGACTGAAGAAGTAAAGGGATTAATCACCGAAATGGGTGGTGCAATCGAAGAACTAAAGTCAGCGCAAGACAAACGTATTTCCGAACTTGAGAAGAAAGGTTCTGTATCTACAGAAACCGAGCAACAAGTTAAGAAAATAGCGGAAGATATTGCAGACTTGGAGGAAAAATCTCAGGCAATTGAGATTCACAAAAAATCGATTGATGATGCTGTTGCTAAGATTGAAAACTTGGAAGCGGTAATCAATCGTCCAGAAGCAAACAATCCAGCGAATCCAGAAGATGAATATAAATCTTTCTGGGTGGATTATTTAAAAACTGGCGAAATGGACTTAGAGAAAAAAGCGTTATATGAAGGCGATGACACAAGGGGTGGATTCTTTGCACCAAGTGAATTCGTTAATGAAATTATCAAGACTGTAACTGAAATTTCTCCAATCCGTTCTATCGCAAGGGTAAGAACTACAGATAGACGTTCCGTTGAAATACCACAAAGAACAGGTCAATTCTCGGCTTCGTTCATTGGGGAAACAGCAACAAGAACTGAAACTGATGGATATAAAACTGGTCTTTTAGAAATACCTACACACGAGGCATATGCCTTGGTTGATATTTCACAAGCTATGCTTGAGGATTCAGCGTTCAACCTAGAATCAGAAATGGCTACAGAGTTTGGCGAACAATTCGCAAAACTCGAAGGCACATCTTTTGTATCTGGTTCAAGCGTTGGTCAACCAGAAGGATTTTTAGAAGCTGGTTTAACTGACCACAAAACAGGAAGTAATACTGCGCTAGATACAGATAAACTAATCGAGTTACCATACAAACTTAAATCAGAATATTTAGCTGGTTCAAGGTTCGTTATGAATAAAGATACTTTTGCTAAAATCTTACAACTGCAAGATGGCGAAGGACAAAAAATCTTTATGCAGGGTTTTTCTGGAATAGGTGGCGCACCAAGCACAATCCTTGGTTATCCATTTACACTTGCAACTGATATGCCAGTTGTTGGTACTGGTAACAAAGTTATCGTTTTTGGTAACTTCCAGAGAGCTTATACAATCGTTGACCGTGTAAATATGTCCGTTGTAAGGGACGACTTAACACAGGCGACTTCTGGAAATATTAGATATATTGCTAGAAAACGTTTTGGTGGAATGGTTGTTTTACCTGAAGCGTTAATTATGCAATCCACAACAGCTTAATCGGAGGTGATATTATGAGAGATTTAGCTAATAGGTTAGTATCGGTAAACACCGTTGACCCAAAAGTAATAACTTCCGATACAAATGGAACTGGCGTTGATTTAAAAGGTTTTGAATCAGCAATGGTTGTATATTCGGTAGGTATAGAAGGTGATACTTTGTCAGGTTCAGTAAAGTTCGAAATTCATTTAGAACATTCTGACGACAACGTTACTTTCACAGCAGTAACAGCATCTACAGACGTAACAAACGGGACTGTCAATTCAGACGGGACGTTCGTAACTTTGGATGATAATGCTGAATCCCCAAGTGTCCATGAAATTGGCTACCTCGGCGGGAAGAGATATATCAGGGTTGTTGTCGATGCGACGGGGTCGCATTCGAACGGCACACCAATGGCAGCAGTTGTAATCAAAGGCAATCCATTAGATAGCCAAGATAGCGACTAATCTTTTTTGATTATCTCGTAAGAGAGGGGGACAGGTTTTTTATCATTATCCTGTCCCTTTTTTTATGGTGTAATTTTATTATCGGTGTATAGTAAAAATTGAGTGGAGGTGACTATGAAAACATTTGTATTACTAATGTCAGTTTGTAGTTTTAACTTGGAATTTACCGATTTTAAATGTGGAGAAACGATAGAACATACCAAGGCATATGTTTCTTGGTCAGAATGTATCAGGGACGGTTATAGAATTGCGAATAATTTTTTAAATAATAAAGTTACTACAGAGGAATTGAATAAATTTCAATATGGAATTAAACTTGGATGCAAACCAATTAAAGACAAACTTGCGAGGGATAAATTATGGCAGGGTTAGTAGTTGAAACCGCAGAAACACAATTTGCGATTACGTTAGCAGAATTAAAAGAACACGTGAAAGTAGAAGATACTTCAGACGATACCGTATTAACAATTATTCAAAAGGCAGCGCATAACTGGGCAAAACAATATACTCAGCGTTCTTTGACAACTCAGACGTTACAGTTATTTATTGATTCTGTATATCCAAAAGATAAAGTTTTGCAGGAAGGATTATACCTTGGTGTTGACTTGGATTTAACAAGGCGTGGAATTTCATTAC